GTATTCGGACACTTTTCTAGCACTCCAGCTGATAATACTAATGTAGTTTACTTAGGAGATCTTATACCAACAAAGGGACTCATACAAAATACAAAAATAAATGTAGAAATGATTTCTCTAAATGAACAAGAAAAAGAACAGTTCATCAATACCAGTAAAGATTATACTATCACACAAATACAGGAAACTAAACATATAATACCACAAGATCCCAATATAGATTCTATAGTCGATGTTAAACATAAACTCAATTTTAAAAATCCTGTAAAAGAATTATTTTTTATAATTCAAAGACTTAAAAAGGTTGTTGGTGGTCACTTTGTTACTAATTTTGATTACGATTCTCAGTTTCGAGAATACGACTATGAATACACTAGTTATGAACATTTAAAAAGTTTAGAACTAATACTCGATGATAATACAGTTTTAACCGAAAAAACAGGTGATGTTATAAATTTACGTGCCATACAAAGTGGTATACATCATTCACGAACACAACTTTATAGAAGGTATTATTCGTACAGTTTTGCACTCGAACCTGAACGATGGTATCCGACAGGTCAGAAAAATTTTAGTATGGTTAAAGATCAAATATTAAAACTTAAAGTAATACCTGATCATACAGCACAAAGAGAACTTAGAGTTTTGGCGCATAGTTATAATATACTCCGAGTGGAGAACGGTATTGCTCAAACGTTATTTTAATACAATGAATCAACAAGAAAAAGACGCTACAACACAACTCGTTGAACAGTTTCAACAAACAGCTCTAAATGTTGTACAACCCGTCATGGAACAGGCCATTGTTTTTGCGGCCGAATACGCAAAAGCGTGTGGTCGTGATACTTTACTCGCTAAAGATATGGAATATGCTATGAAGTATTGTGCAATGAACGAAGTTGGTAAGAAAACGGGTTCACATTTTCCAGAAATTTACGATGATTCAGATAGCGAAGACGAAGAATTGGATATAGTAGACGAAGACGACATTGAATTTGAAAGGTATTCTGGTCGAGAATACAAATTCGTTAAAATGAACATTGCGTATGATAATTGGGATACGTGGGTGCCGAAAAATCCAACAGAACAGATGTTAAAAAATGCTATAGATAGTAATGGAGACATCTGATTTAGAAGGATTTGACAAGGATATTGGATATTTCAAAATATCAAACTGTGATGATAGTTCATATAAAGACTCTGATTCCGAAACCGAAATCGAAACCGAAACCGAATCTGAAACCGAATCTGAATCCTCAGGGTATTCTTCTTCTAAGGAAAAACCTATTAAAAATATGAAAGGGTACTTTAAAAATACGAAAAAATATAAGAAAATTTTATTCGAGGAAAATTTCCTCCCAGAATAAAATCTACATTTATAGTATAAAAAAAATGTCTGCTGCCAAAGAAACTATCACGCTCGTCGCCTCGGAACTCGAGTCGCAATCTCTCAACGCTATCGTCGCGGGGTTTTCCTTCGCCGCCGCCCTTTCTTGGGTTGACTTGGTCAGGTGGTTGGTTAACCAAGTGATCAAGGTTAACAAGAACGGTGGTATGAACTACACACTTACCGCTTTGTTTACCACTCTCTTGTCCATCTTTGTATTTATGATCACTTCCAGAGTGTCTTCCAAGGTTAACAAGCCAGCACAACCAGTGTTCGCTGTTACTAAGTAAGTTCAGGTCGTTTAGGTTTCTTTATAATTAAAAGTAAAAATAAACCTACTGCGACTACCATAAATATAGGTATAAAAGCATCCCAGTTATGTACATCCTCACGAAACTCGTAGGGGATTTCCATAGGTGTAGGTAAACTTTCCCCTCGTTTAGATCTAGGTATATTTTCCATTTTATCTGTAGAACATGTTACAGCAAGTTTTAATATATGATTCGCATTTCTAAAATCGTACGGTATGAGACGATTATTACTACTATAATAAAATTGAACACGTAAACTTGATATTGTTTTTTGTGCACCGCTATCAAAATTATGTTCGACGGCATCATCTACACCAGAATAGTTAATTACGTCTCCACACATGAGTATTCGTCCAGTATAAAAAGGTGTATCCGAAAATATAGTCTTATTAAATTCATCAGATCCGCTACTCAGTTTTACAATAATTGCATCTGCACCTTGTAAATTAATACTACCAGTCGTCAATGAAGAACCACTAGATGAAATATCAGATGCTGGTAAACCAAGTATATCGTGTGGTGTAGTATACCCTATAGCGTTTGTATTATACCCATTCGTACCTGAATAGAATTTGAACGTAAAATCACCCGAGCCTGTAAAAGTTATTGCATTCGTATCTTTATCAAAAGTAGCACCGGTTATAACAGTACATGCAGTTTTTACAGCGTCAGCAAGTTCTTGACCGCTATAATTTCCAATGGGTATAGTTACAGTCTGGGTACTCCCACCATTTGTTAACACTTGCATTTGATTATTTCGAGAATGTATGAGAAACTGACTGTTATGAATACGTGCTGATATTAATGAAATTTTTGTGACTTCATAAACAGGTGTTTTTAATTTAACAACATAGTCTGCAGGATTCGAATAAGAAACGGGATCTCTTTCTCCACTATCTATGTCTAAGGTATGTACCCTCATTAAAATATAGGAGCATTATTTTAATGAGTGATTTACTTATTTTATTATACGTTTAAGAAAAACTATGTGCCAATGGGTTTCTGGAAAGTTGATTTTTAGCTATATCTAAACCACTTTGAGAAGAATTTGGATTTTCGTTACCTTTGTATGCATTGAATTGATGATAATCGTTATGTCTGTAATTTTGTGTCCATCCACCGTCTGCAGAATTTACTCGACCATCAATACGGGATGTATCCGAACGAACGCCTGTTAACATACCACCCTGGTTTAGGGGATCGGCACGAACATTCATTCGACCAGCACCCGCAGGTCGACCAGCTTTACCTCTTCTATCTGATGGTCGCAATCCGTACTTAAATAATTCTTGGGCTGTATAAGAATCACCATAAACTCTACTTTCACCAATCTTTGTCGATGGAGAATTCAAGTACCCGTGTGAATATTTATTGATATTTGGTGCTGGCATATTTGCATACTGATACGCTTCTATGTTACCATCCTTCTTGTTACGTGTTGGTTCTGCTGCACGCGTTAAAGCTGAAACTACTCTCTTTGGTGCTGCTGTAGAAAGGGTGTCAGTTCTAAGGCCAGTTTCAGAACGATTTGTTGTTCTTTTAGTTTTTTCGTGTTCGCCTCTTGGTGTTAAACCCGAGAACCCTTGCGAACGTCCACCAACGTTTGGAAGACGATCTGGTAAAAATGAAGTTTTTTCCGGTCTATTATTAGCAAGTTCACCAGCAACTCCTCTACGACCACCTCCACTATCAAATGCGGGACCGCTTCTTCCTGGTAAAGTAGTCAATTTATAAGCACCTACATTTATAGGATTCACACGAAAAAGTTGTTGATGACCACCAACTGATGGAACATTTGGGTCAACACCCAAACCTGGACCAACGTTTTGGCGTTCTATTGGTGAAAGATTATTCATTCTACCACCGTCGTACATGAACCTATCTCTCATTTCCAAAACTTCACCACCGGAAGATCTCTGCGATGCCGCAACATCACCAAAAGAAGATACTTCTTGTTTATGAAAAATTGTTTGTTCGACCAATGGTGATGCTTCGCCTAAATATGTATCGTTTATATTAATATCTCTATCATTAAATTCTAAATTTTCCTGTACATTATCCTGTTCTATAGGAGCGCCTTCAGACATATACGTTTCAGTTGGTTTACTTAATTTACGACCAGCGTAGACAAGTCCTGCTATAGCCATTATAGATATTGGATCAGCCATTCTTATTTCTTACTGACATTTTTATTAAGGTATCTTTGCTGAAATAAACCATTTTGAAGTTCGGCTCGTGTACTGGATGGTTCATAACTTCGAGTTCTGAGTGGAACTTTACACGATACATTTTGGAGTGGGTGTAAATTTTGTTCGTATGTTCTCGCCAAAACTTTATTAAATCGGGATGTGGATTGTGGACGAAGAGCATCACTCGTTTCAATATATTCAGCTGGTGAACCTTTACCGGCCATATATGGCGCGGTACCATATAACATGGTATTAGGTCTCGAAGAGCCATAGTTTAATGTACTGGGCTGAGGATAAACAAATACTTCTTCATTTGCACAGACTGTTGGGACAGCATTATCAGTGACTAATTTAATTCCTGGTTGGAGTTGGTACGCCATTTACTATTACAAAACATTTTGTTTAAGCAAATCGAGTATCGACTAATTATATTTAAAATATGAAAT